TTAGATTAACTAATTTAGGTAACACATGAGTTTCAACCCAAGTTTCATCTATTATAAGTCTTTTGCCTTCGTCTAGTGTATCATCAAAAGAAACAACTGAGCCGCCAGCCATTGTAGTAGAATCTATTAAAGGTGTTGAAGTATTATCCCAAGTAAATCCACTTAAAGCTGTAGATGGGGCGGTTGTATTAGCTATTACTAATGTAAGAGTTCCTACACTTGATCCATAATCATTTGCTTTAGTAATTACTATTGTATATGTATCTGAGGGATTGGTTACATTGTCTTGTAGTACCTCCGGAGCATTACCTACTAAATTCTGTCCATTAAAAGCAAGACCTGTAGGTATACCTGTTACATTATAAGTTGCAGCGTCTCCCGCTGGTTTTATAGCTAAGTTAATCGAAGATAATTCATTTACATTTATAGTATTATCTGCGTAAGGAGTTGGTACATAATTAGCATCTTCCCCGGTAAGAATTTCATTCCATACTACTCCAGTTAAAGGAGCAGGTGCAGTTGGTTCATCGTGAAAACCATAAGTAGCAGGCTGAAACCATATATTTTGACTAGGTTGCTCGTCCGGAAATAAATCTTGATGAGAAGCCCCAGAACCTTGAACAGCTGTTCCGTATTCTTCGTCTACATAGTTAGCTTGTTCAGCAGAAGTAAATAAAGGATAGTAAAAAGATCCGTCAGGACTCTCTATATAGTACCAAGTTAAAGCTGGTGCTTCATTAATAGTATTAACAGTGAATGCTCCTATTCCATCTAGTTCATTTGCCAAAGGCATTATTACATTAAATTTTAATTCAGTTCCAGCAGCTATTACAGATTCTGTTCTACTTATAATTACCAAACTTCCACTCTCCATGTATCCAATATAAGCTCTACCAGTTGAATCTAATCCTAATCTGTATGTAAGTTTAGTTGATAGATCATCTGAGAATCCTTGTTCATTAATTTTTCCATAAGTTGAATCTGGATCAGTAAATACAAAGTTTGTATTTTTAATTCTTAATCTAAGAATATTCTTTACAGCATTACCAGCTACATCTACTTCTAAGTCAGATTGATCATAAGTAGTCTCATCAAATAAACCAAAAGTGAATCCAGTGCCTGCTGAGTTCCAATCTGAATTCTGAATGAATTCAAAGTACTCTCCTGGCTCAGAAATAGTTTCAGTACTTACCATACCATTAGAGGTGTCAAAGTTTCCTACTTCTAGTGTAGACGTATAAACATCTCCTACATTAGCAATTCTATCTCCATAGACTACAAAGTTACCATCAGCACTTTCGGTGCTTGCATCACTGTCTGCTGCTCCTGGATCACTTCCTACAGCCTGTCCAGATAGCACTTCATTAAGCCTATCTACTGCTGCATTTATATTATTGAAAGATACCGCACCATTATTAACAGATGTATTATAATATCTTAAGTTAAGGTACACATCTTTATTTCCTACAATCGTATCAATCGTTATTGTTCCATTACTTGCTGCACTAGCATGTAATGAATTAACTGCAAATATATCTCCGTTAGAGAATAGTACAGTTGTGTTAGTTGCTTCTCTTTGAGCATCTAAAGTGTCAGTCTGATTGAATATAAATGTTCCAGATGTACCAGAGACATTTGCATTCTCAGTTATATATTGAGCGCACTCTGAAGCATTTTCAAAAGTGTTTTCATCTTTATCTACAAAATCTGTGTAAGGTAGGTTAAAGAACTCATATACTACTCCTTCTTGTTCTAATGTTCTTACAGTGTTTACTACATTAACATTGTTTGGGTTGTCTTCGTTTATTTCTCCTTCTAGTACTGCATTCCAGTATGTAGGGTTAGATGATCCAAAAAAGTTAATACAGTTACCTGCGTCATTTCTTACTATTCTTATTGCCATGTTTTATTATCTTATTAAGGTTACTAGTAATCCTAAAGGTTGTATGATTACAGGGTTATCTGATTTAATTGCTGGAAGTGTCAGCGCATTAACATCTTCATTACTTGTTATCCAAGCTGATATTTCTACTCTGTTTAGAAAAGATCTACCTACTGTACCTTGCCCGTAAAATATTGGCTGTGCCGTTAGTGGAAAGGTAAAAGTAATATCATCACTATCATTTCTATTTGAATACCATAAAGCAGGCTCTACAGTTGTGTTTGCAATTTGAGGTATAACGTTAAAATCAAAACGTACTCTCAATTGGTCTCCATATACTGCATCATTTAATCTGATACGACCTGTAGTTCCTTCGAATCCTGTTCCTGTAGAGGTAGGATAGTTTGCATCAAAGTCGTGGTCAAATTCAAATAGTTTGGTTACATCGTTTGGAAGGTTAGCACCTTGGAATAATCCCACCCCTGTAGTTCCGCTAGGTGTTGGTGTTGACCAATAAGGATTGTCTACTGCTGCATGTACTGAATCACTAAGAGAAAATACTTTCCATAATTCTGCATCTACATTAGCTTGAGTGTAACTTATACCTGCTCCTGCTTGCCATACATAGTTGTTATCTAGAGGCTTATCAGCAAAAGCTCCTGTGTGTGAATATCCAGATTGACCTGACAGAGATAAATCTCTTAATTCTTGAATCTCTTCAGTATTAGACAAGCTTCCGCTTATTAATACAGGAAGCATGTCTTGCCCGTATAAAAACAGCTCTTGACTGTTTTCACAAAGATAGGTAGATCCAGCCAACATCCTGCTAGGCATTTTAGATTTTAATCCAAAATATTGGTTTTGTGTTTGTTTCATTTTTTTTTAGTTGTTTATTGTTGTTATTATACCAAAAAAAAGGGCAAGTACATTAAGCAGTTGCCCTTTATAATTTTACTTCTTAGATGCAGCCTTGTTAGTCTGTCTGCTTCTTATAGCTATTTCTTTATCTTTTCTAGCCATTAGGTCGTTATGCTTAGTCATATCCTGATCTAAAGCCTTAGTCTTAAGGCCTAGTTCTTTTTCAAACTTAGCTATGTCAGCAGACTCATCATCTACAGGCTCAAGCCCTGCCTCTTCTTGTTCCTGTCCAATTCTAATAGTCTCAGCATTAAGCTCTGCTATGTAGCGCTTAGTCTCATCTTCTCTATTAAACTTCTGTAAATCAAGATTAGCAGCTTGTTCAGCTTGCATAGCTTGTTGTTGCATTTGAGCTTGAGCTTGAGCATTTTGATCCTCAGCTTGTTTAGATTGACTTTCTTTCATACTAGCCTCATCCTTCTCAATCATTCTCTGAACTTCTCTTAAACTTGGAGAGTTATATATCTTCATAGCTGTAGAGAAAGAAAGCATTTGATTCTGTAGTCCCATTTGAACCATACCATCAAGCTTCTGTTGCATTTGATTAATAGCATCTTCATTTGTTACTTGGATACCATACTCTTCTTCTGCAAACTCATCACCATCAATTTCCATTAACTGGCGAGTCATATCATCTGCTATGTAGTTAAACTTCATTGTGTTTCCTTTTAGAGCTATCTTAGCAGTCTCTATAAGTATTTGGAAACATCTTTTCTTACAATAATCATGTAATGTGAATAACTCTTCTGTAATATGATTAGATTGGCTAACAGCTCTTTCTATACCTCCTACAGTTTCTCTGTTTTCAGTTTGACCAAGTCTTTGTCTTGATACTCCAGTAACCTCATCCATCTGAGCTTTTGCAAAGTCCATCATTTGTATATGGGTTTGGATAAAATCACCAACTCTTTGCTCAAGTATTTTACCAGTGGTATTTCCTACTGATCCAGCTAGTTTACCTTTAGCCATTCCTTTTTGACCTTCTTTAAAACTGTCTACAACAGATATACCAGACTTACGTGCAAAGTATAACCATTTTGTAATTGACCAGTCTTTAGGTATCTTAGCTATATCTAGCTCTACAATAGAACCTAAATATTTGCTTAATGCTTCATTCACTCTATACCATGATATGTCATAAAGATACTGAAAAGGTTTTGCTCTATCTACTAGCGATACAGCTCTTCCGTCATTAGTATTATAAACCTGACCAACTATTCCACATGAATTAAAGCTTGGCTGGTTAAACTTATTGTATTGTATTTCTCTAGGTTTAATCTGTACATATATATCTTGACCTATCTTGACTCCTTTCCACCATTGGTTAACCCAGAATTTCTCATAAGTCTCTCCCATTTCTTTGTCTAGGATATACTCTTCTGATCTGTACTTAACTTGTTGCTTACCCATTTCGTCAAAGTAACTTACTTTGTATATACACTTCTTAGATCTCCAGAACATTCTTAATACTCTTATGTTTCCATCAGCATCAGTGTATTGTCCTTTACCTCTACCGCCATTCCAATATACTCCACTAGATTCTAAGAATGCATTTATCTTACCTTCTGTAAGAATCTTCATTCCTTGTATATCATCTATCTGTACATTTTCTCCGTCAGCATCACCATTACTAGTTGTTCCTGTAGTACCTTCTAACAGATCAACCTCTTTGCCATCAAGATCCTCATAGTAATGATCAAGTATCTTTCCTGGACTCCAGTAGTCATCTATAACGATTACATCAGCATCTTCTATTTTATTAGAACTACCTGATCTTAAAGTAAATACTTTATGTGGATTAAGCTTTTCAAATGTAACTTCTGAATTGACTATGTCAAACATATACATTTCTTCAGCACCCAGTAAAGCATCTTTGAATCCTGCCTGGAACTTAACCTTCATATCAAGAGCACCTATATAGTGCCTTAGTAATAAGTTAGCTCTTTTTTCTCTTATGTCCTGATAATCCATGTTAACATAACCTGCATAATCAGCTAAAGCTTTTTCAGCTTCCTCATCAGACATTTCTTCATCTGTTAACAGCTCATTTAACTTAGCATCAAGCATAGCTTTTTTATCTTTCTTTATAGAAGATAAAGTGTCTGGATTGGTAATAGAAACAGACCAGTCAAACTTACGTCTCTTTTCTTCCCCTACCAATACATTTACTCTAGGAGTAATTATAGGGTAGTGCTGAATAGCATTAGGAATTAAGTGTTGTTCCATTTCTCCTGGGTTAAGGATCATTTTTAGATCTCTCATATCCAATACTCCGTCATAAAGATTTTGATTTATTACTTTATCACGTAACTTTTTTCTTACAGACTCACTCCCTAAGAAGCTATTCTTGTCAGCCCAATCTAAGTGTTCTTTCCTCCATGCTTGACCTTTCTTTTTAAAAGAAAGCTTTTGTCTAGGAAATGTTTTGTTTGATGACATATTATTTTTTTTGTAAAATTAATTAAATATTATTTGTTATTCTGTTTTTTATTATAGCTATTATATATTCCAAGCATTATTATTTGATGCTCCACCAATAGCTTTCATCCAGTTCTGATCTATGAATTCATCTCCCATTAGATCGTTAGCTGGCTTATTTTGCTCCTCATCATACTTGTCTATATATTTGGCTCTATCCTCTCTTAGAATCATTACCATGTCCATTGCGGACACTCTATCTGTGTTTATATCTGGGTTCCATGCTATACATTCTTTTATGTACCCAATACTTCTTATTCTTCTAAGGTTTTGAGTTGAGGTAGATGATTCTATCCCAGTCTCTTCATCATAAGTCTCTAATTCATATTGAGACATCATCCATTGACGCTGTAAAGTTTTGCCAAGTTTAATAACTTCTTTAGTAGTTCTAGTACCTTTAGATCTGTTGCCATACAGAGCAGTCTTAACTATCTCCATATCTCTTAATATCTCTGGACTGTCAGCTAACAGATATAATGCATTGTGATTAGAAAAGTAAGAAAATAAACCTTTAAGGTTATTCTCATAGTTTGCTTCTGCATTATAATATGATGTTAGTCTAAGGCATGTCTCGTAAAAGTCATCAGCCATAACAGGTCTTCCTGTATACTCAGCTACTATCTTATCTGTCCATAAATCAAATACAAATATACTAGCGAGAGACCCTCCTACAGTATAGTCATTATCAATAGGGTCAATACCAGCTATATATCTTCCAGCAAAGACATTACCATCTCTATCTTTCTGAGGCATCTCAAATAACTCAATAGCTCCGTCAGAATTGTTCCCACCTTTTACGGTGTAAGGGAATGTTCTAATTGGAGTTATAGCTAAGTCAGTATTCCATTTTAACAAACCTTTATCTCCGTATGTTAAGTGTCCTACATAGTGACTATCAGTAAACTCAGTTATCTGAGGCATTATTTCCTCTAGATAATCTCTTAGGTCTGCTACTGGGAATGCTGTACCTTCTGTACGCATAATAGCTTCCTGAGGAGTTATAGGTTCCTCTGCTTTCTTTTGTACTATAGCATTAACATCACTTGATCCATACTTAACTTTAGATCTCTCTTTGTTAATCTGTATCATTGCTCCTACTACATCACTGTTGCCATCTTTATCAAACTTACCTTTATAATTAAGATATGTTCCAAAGAAGAAGGCACATTGTCCCTTACCATTTGTATTCTTATCAAATACGTTAGGAATAGAATATATATTGTGACCAGATGAGTTATAAAAGATTTCTTCTAATCCTTCAAAGGCTGCTCCCTTTACACCACCTGTTCCACCTGCCATCATAAATCCAAATGCAAATCCAGACTCTTCTACTGATGGCCTAGCAATACCCCAAGCTGTTAAGAAGTCATCAAACTTACCTGCTTCCTCCCACAATACTAAAGCACCCCTTTTACCACGGGCTTTTTGTGGATCATTCTTTAATGTAACTCCTAGAACTTCATTAAGTATTCCTACCTCAGTTCCTTTTTTATTATCTTTCCGTCCCATTCTCCAATGCATATCATTAAGAGAATCTTTTAGAGTTCTTACTCTAGGGAAAGGTGTATGGGTAGCACAGAAGTCTATTACTGAAATAAACTTATTTAATATACCATCCTTAGTTAAATATTCTTTTTCATTCGCTATTGCAAATGATTTTACTTTTTGTCTTGCTTTACTAGTATCACCTAGTACAAAATTCTTACCCAGCATTACTGATGCTTTAACAGAATATCCACAACCCCTTCTTTTAAGGTTAGCCCCGTGCATACCTTTAGCTCTTGCTATCTCACAGTAATGAAAAAACCAGTAATCTGCATCATAGACATAAGCAAATGCTTCTACCCTGTCAGCTCTTTTGGTTCCTTTTATTACTTCTGTTCTAAGTAATGGAGCATAGTTTAACATAAAATAATATGTTCCTGGTATCCATTCACCATCATAATCTCTTGTATGTCCTTCTCTACACTTTCTAGCTTCTTCTGCCCAGAACTTAAAGTAATCTGAGTTTGGATTGGCATTAGGAAAGAGCTTAGTGTATTTACCGTGCTTCTCAAAATGCAATGCTGGAGCTCTAAAGAAATCCATATCCTCTAATATGTGAGGGTTTGCCAAGTCTACAGCTATTCTACCTTTAGAATCTTTTACTCTAGCTGGCATATCATCTTCTTCAACGTCAGGACCAAATGGATTATCCCATCTAATTAGATCCTTAGCATACTTTCTATCAACATTAGAAAGGTTTTGTATAAATTTTATAGAGTCTATATACTCTAGTAGATCATTCTTTTCCTCTGCAGGTAAAGAGTCTAGTAACTCGTCAGTAAGCTCTGTCTGATATTTATTAAATATCCTATAGTTAGTTCCTTCCATTACATTCCATTGTCATCAAACATTCCGACACTAGTATTTCCAGACTGAGCTTTAAGAGCTTTTTCTTTAATAATTTCTTGTTCTATGTCATTAAGTGCTTTAACTAATTTAGGCACTTCTGCAACAGCCTTTGTAATTGCATTAATAGCAAACACTGGCTTGTTAGTTCTTGCATCTCTTTCATTAGGATCTATTACTGCTAAGAAGTTAGATATCTTCTCTACAACGCCCCTTGTGCTTTCTAGAAGTATAGTACTAGTTGTTTGCGATAACTCTCTATATCTAGCTATACATTCTTGTATGTATGGAGCTTCTATCCAGTCTGCCATATCAAGATCATTCAATATTTGTTCAGATCTTTCTTTTTCATCTAGTATATACATGTATGTACTTCTACTGTCAGTCATATAAAATATATATCCTAACTCTTTAGTAGCCATATCTTTACTTTTACTCTTATCACATCTCCATAGTTCAGCAAATTCCTTTATCAATAAGGCTTGCGGGCTGAACTCTACCTGATAAGTAGTGCTATTTAATTGAAATAAATTCATTTGTTCTCTGTTTTGGTTCTTCTTCTATTTGCAAATATACAAAAAAAAGCCCACCTTGTCAAGTGAGCCTCTAATAGTATGTGTGTTACGGGCTATTAATAAGCAGCAAAGATACAAAAAAATACCTTTACTGCCTAATTATTTATTAATAAATTGCACATTCTGTCAATATAACCATTCCTGCAGCACTCACTGCGCTTTCTAAAGCTACCCTAGTTACTTTAGTTGGATCAATTACACCTTCACCATATAAATATTCGTACTCTCCTGTCTTAGCATTGTATCCAATTCCATCTTCTGACCTAGAAACTTCAGCAACTATTACGTCTCCGTTTGTACCAGAGTTCTCTGCAATAGTCTTCATAGGTTTTTCACAAGCCTTCATGATGATGTTAGCCCCTATGGATCCTGGAGTTACAGCTGCCTTTGCATTTAGCAACGCCAAACCACCACCAGGCACTACACCTTCTTGAATGGCTGCCTGTACGGCACACAAAGCATCGTCTGCTCTATCTCTTTTTTCTTTAGCCTCTACGGGTGTATTTGCACCTATGTAAAGCACACCTACTCCTCCTGATAGCTTAGCTATACGAGAGTTTAATTGCTTCTTCTCGTGTGCAGACTCAGCTAATTCCACTTGTTTTTCGAGTGTAGCAGCCCTACTCTCAATTACTTTCGCTTCTCCGTAGCCATCTACTATAACTGTATTGCCTCTATCCACGCTTATTGCTTCAGATCCACCAAACATTTCCTCTTCTATGTTATCTTTATCTAACATGTCCAGTGTATATTCGCTTCCTT